TTTAATGATGGATTTTTAATTTTATTAATTTTGTTTTTTGCTTTAACTAAATATTTAAATTTCTTAACAGTACATATTAATTTTTTAGTATCAATAATTTCAATTAAATCTAATTTATTTCTTCTATATAATTCACTTTTTATTACATTAACATCAAAATTAATATTATGTGCTATAATATATTCACATTTACCTAAAGTTTCAATAAAATTATTAATTGCTACATCAAAATTATATCCATTGTCTGATATTTCATTAGTAATACCATGAAATTCAAAATTGTCTATAGTAAAATTTTCTCGTTTAATTACAAAATCGTGTAGTTCCTTTTCTTCTAAATTCTCATCACATAACATATAACTAATTTGAATAATTCTTGCTTTACTATATTTATCTAATAATTTATAATTTGGATAAAAACCATATGGTATATCTTTACAATCTGGTAGTCCATTTGTTTCAGTGTCAATAATAAGATACATTATAATAAATAAAAATAAAAATAATAATCATTTTTTATATTATAGATATCTTAACATAAATATAAATTTTAATAAAATAAATATTATACTAGGATAATTATTTATTTTTAATAATCTGATATTTACTATCAAAATTATTAAAAAGAAAAATCCAACATAAAATAATGAAGCAATAAATAACCATTTATTATTGATAAATGTATCATATATATTTTCTAATTCTTCATTTTTAATATTATTATATATATAAGGAGAATTATAATCAATTACATCGATATAATCAATATAATTATTTGTTAAAAAAATATATTCTTTTGGATATATATAATCATTTCTAATATATTCATTTGGTGATATTATATCATAATTTAAAATAAACATTTATTTATTACTATTATATATATAAATATATTTAAATATTTTCACGCCATATATGCCCACAATGATCGCATACATACAAATATTTCATATTTTTATTATCATATTTAATATATAATATTTGTTGATTTTCTTTTTCAATATTACAATCATTATTTGGACAATTAATATTTTCATCTTTAATACGTCTTAGAGTAGGATCATGTCTTAAATATTTATTTATATTTTGATGATATAATAGATCATCATATGAATATAATGTATCAGATACTTTGATACATTTTTTCTCTGTTTCTTCCTTTTTGAAATTACAATGCTTACAATATTTAACTAAATTATTATCGTCATTGCTACTAATATATAACATATTATTACAATTATCACAAAATTCCATAATTATTTAAGTATTATCTATTATATAATAATATTCATTTTTTATATAATTCTTTATAATTAACTCTTGGTAAATTTTTAATTCTTTCTGATCTACGTAACCCCTTTTTATTTTCTTCAATATTATTATCAGAATTAGGTAATACTGATTGAACATTTAATGTACTAACTGGTGAAGGAGATTTAGATTTAATAGAAGTAACTGGTGAAGGAGATTTAGATTTAATAGAAGTAACTGGTGAAGGAGATTTAGATTTAATTGAAGTAACTGGTGAAGAAGATTTAATAGAAGTAACTGGTGAAGGAGATTTAGATTTAATTGAAGTAACTGGTGAAGGAGATTTAAATTTAAATGGAGTATCTGGTAAAAGAGATTTAGATTTAATCCGGGTAACTGGTGAAAGAGATTTAGATTTAATCTGAGTAATTGGTAAACGAGAATTAGATTTAATCCGAGTAACTGGTGAAAGAGATTTAGATTTAATCCAGGTAACTGGTGAAAGAGATTTAGATTTAAATGGAGTATCTGGTGAAGGAGATTTAGATTTAATAGGAGACATTTTAAATGTTGTTTCACTTAATTCACATTTTTTATTAATATCATATAATGATATGGCTTTGACACCTTCTTTATAATTATTTTCAAAACTATCAAATATATTTTTATTAGTAACGGTTCTATTATCAAATATCAAAAGTCTTAATTTCGATAAAGATTGATGTCCATAATATTCTAATAATTGTTTAAAAGTTTCAATTATTTTTATTAAATTTCTTTTATAATTTTTATGTCTTATATCTGGTATACGCGGAATATCTTGAAAATTATCAATAAACAATTTATATTTATTATAAGCTCTTAATTTATTACGTTTATATAATTGACATATATCTACAATTGACCATGCTATTACTATATTGTAATCATTTAATTCTTTGGGATAATCATTAAATACCCAAAATGGAAACGTAATTCCTTGTGTTTCAAATATAATATTTTTTTTATTATTTAAATCTTCATTTAATTTATTAGCTAATAATTTACTACAAGAACCAGGCTCTTTTTTTTTAACATTTATAGTTCTTCCTGTTTCACAATTTGTTTCTTTTCTTGCTTTCCAATATAATTTATTAAAAAAAATTATAGTTTTAAGAGATGGATAATTAAATTCATTTTGAATATCTATATTTTTTTTACTTTTAAAATGTAATTTAAAGTAATTATCTACCCCTTTTATAAAATATGGATTTTTTTCAACATAATCGTCTATTGATAATTCTGTTGTATTACTTATATTAATATTATTTTCAATTTTTAAATATGATATTATTTTATCTTTTAAAGAACCTTTACCAGAAGCTGTTGGTCCAGCAGTAATAATAAAATAAGGTTTAGATTCAGATACAGATTCAGATACAGATTCAGATACAGATTCAGATTTAGATTTAGATTTAGATTTTGATTTTGATTTTGATTTAGATTTAGATTTAGATTTAGATTTAGATTTAGATTTAGATTTTGATTTAGTTTTTTTATATCCAAATAATATTTTCGCGAATTCTTTACCTAATTTTTCTCCAGGTATATGTGTATAAGAATTATTACCACCTTTTATTTTTTTCATTTCTATAATTATAATAATATATAAAATAGATTTTTAAATTAGAATAATATAAAAAAAAATGATTATTTACATAATATTAATATATACATATTATAATGTCTAATACTAAATTAATCATTGATAAATTCAATAGTCTCGTTGATATTAATAAAGAATATACAAAAAATGAACTATGTGCGATTTTAAATGAAGCTTATAAAGAGGTGAATAAAAAAAAAGAAACGAAAACAAAAAGACAACCTAGTAAATATAATTTATTTGTATCTGAGAATATTACTAAATTAAAAGAAGAAAATCCTGAATTAAATAGACAAGATTTAATGAAAAAAGTAGGTGAAATGTGGAAAAAACAAAAAGATAACACAGAATAAGTAAATAAATAAAAATTGATAAATATTTTTATCATATATTATCAAATGACAACAGATATTGAAGATTTAGATTTATTAATTAATAAACTTCACAAAGAGGCTTGTGATAATTCACAGAATAGTTATATAGATCCAGTAACAGGTTATAGTGTATTAACATCATATTTTTTATCAAAACGTAAATGTTGTGGTAATAAATGTCGCCATTGTCCTTGGAATCATGTTAATGTTAAAATATGAAATTCTAAAATATTATTATCTTTACTAAATTTTTTTGTAATACTTGTATTTTTATTTATTAAAATTTTACAATTATTTTTTTCTTTAAATATAAAATTAATAAATTCTTTTATAGTTTTATTTGTAATATTTATTTTTATTTTTTTGAAATATAAATAACAAATATTAAAATATTTAAATGACTTGATTTCATTATTAGTATAATTAGCTTTATTATCTATTATTTTATTTATTAAATTATCAATAATTAATTTATCTATAATTTCATTTGAATTTTCTAAATAATCTTTTAAATCAAAAAAATTATCTGTTACATTTTTGTCATTATTTAAATCTATTAAACTTTTTCTAACATTATCTCTAATTTTACCACGCATAGACCATTTAGGAGTACTATCATTTAAATAAGGTATATTATAATCTATAGCAAGATTGATTATATCATTTTTTGTAATATCTAATAATGGTCTCCATAAATATATTTTTTCTATTTTTGTAAATTTCTTCATACCAGATAAATTTTCATAATTTTTTTTATTTATAATATTTGTTATTATATTTTCAAAACAATCATCTTTATTATGTCCTAATAAAACATATACGTCCTTACTGTAATTAAGAGCATAATTATACATATCAAATCTAATTTTTTTAGTAATATCTTCGTAAATACTCCTTAAAGTTCTGCTATTAATACATTGATTTCTGTTAATTTCAGTTATATTTCTATATATAAGTTTGATGTTATTTAAATAACAATAATATTTGACAAAATATAATTCTTCATTTGAATTAAATTTATTATTATAATTAATATGAACTGCTATCAATTTAATTTTTTTATATTCAAAATTTTTATTAACAATATTTGCTATAAATAAACAAACATTACTATCAACTCCTCCAGAAATAGATATAACTACACAAGAATTATAATTTAAACGTAAAAACTCGTCATAAATTATTTTATAAATATATGTATTGTAAATTGATGAATTATAATTTTTAAAATTAAAATTTTTATTATTCAATATACTATCACTAAAATCATATATATTATTGTCATTATTTATAATAGATATTTTATTAATATATTTATAACTATTATTTAATGTATTGTATAAAAACTTTTTTGTTCTATATTTAACATAACTATCTCTTGTATTTTTATAAATAATAATAAACAAATTTATTATTTCTTTAATTTTTTCAACATCATTAATATGTCTGTATGGTAAATAAATAAAACATAATTCATCTATTGTAAGTGTAGTAATATCAAATAATTTTAATAATAAATCAGAATAATAGGTTGCTTTTTTTGAAAATAAATTAACATTTATATTTTGTTTATAAAAACGATTGTAATGTCTTGGTATTTGGTCTAATAAAATTATAGAACCAATTAATTCTTGTTTAGTAAAATTATCAATATAACATTTATTACAATAACTATAATATTTATCACTTAAATATTTATCATAATCTAAATTTTTATCAAACCAAAATTTAGAATTATCGAACCATTCATAATATAATTTACAATATATGTAATTATCCATATAGTTTATACATTTATATTAATGTGTATTTTTTTTATATATATATATATTAAATATAATATGAAAGATTCGGGTAATATATTTCACATATATGCTTTTAGTTTTCAAACATTATTAATAATATTTTTAGTAACCTTTATTTTAAATTTTATTTATGTTTATTCTACTAAATTTAAAAAAACTATAACTATTGATGAAAAATATACATATGGTTCAAATAATTCAAAAGGTAATCAAAGTATTTCAGATACTAATAATAATATTTATATAGTTAAAAATTCTTTATATTTATTACACTGGACAAGTGTTGAATTATTTAATAAAATGGATGTAGGGAAAACTTATGAAATAGAAGGTTATGGTTATAGAATACCATTTTTAGGATTTTTTCCAAATATAGTTAAGGTTAAAGAAATATAATTTAACTTATATAAAAAAAACATAGATAACTTTAAATAAATATGAGTAAATTAAATATATTTATTATATATACAAAAAGTCTTAATAATAGGAATAATTATATAAATAGTTCCATTTCATTTATCAAAAATTTATGCGATAAAAATAATATTGAAACTGATATAATAGCTATAAATACGCCAGAAATAGAAGATATCAATAATAATAAAGAATTATATGAAAAAAAAATAAATTTAGAAAAAATAGATAATTGTAAATATAATGATAATATTATTAAATTAAATTATAATCAAATTTCAAATATTGAAAAACATAGAACTGCTTTAAACCAAATTAGAGATAATGAATATAATATAATATTTGAAGATGATGTAATTATAAGTAAAGATTTTATCAAAAATATAGAAGAATTATTTGCCGATTTGAGCATTTTAAATGATATTGATATGTTATGTACTTGTGATTTTGTATATGATGGTGATGATAAATTAAAATTAAAGTCATTTAGTGATTATAATAAAATCTTAGTATCTAAATCATCATATTTTATAAATAAAAATATGGCTAAAAAATTATACGATTATTTAGATAATTACAAATACGATATGAAGACAACAATAACAAAATTTATAGAAACTAATAATTTCAATGTTAAATTTTTAAATAAATGTTTATTTCTTGAAGGAAGTAAAGTAGGTATTTTTACGAGTTCAATAAAAAATAAAAATTTTTTGTCACAAAATACAAATTATATAGAATTAGTTAAGATTGGAAGTAATACTACAATTACAGATGAAAATTTAAAGATGGCAACTAATATATATAATATGATAGAAAACTTAAAGAATCCAGAAATATATCATTTATATGGTTTAATTTATTATAAAAAAGGAGATATTGATAATGCTAAAAAATATTTAACTATGGCAGCAAATAATATTAAAGAATCTAAAGCATATTATGATAAAAATAATGAGATAATAAATAATTGTATAAATATATATAAAACAAGTCAAATAGATATAGATGATTTTATGAAACATAAATCAATATATAATTAAACATTCGGAGAAGACATGCTATTTAATTTTTTAGTTAATAAATTAATTGTATCGTTCATTTTTTTAAAATTTTGTTCCAAATTACCTATTTTGCTAGTATAAATATCTTGTAAGCTTTTAACATCTTTTTCTAATTTATCTATTCTTGTTAAATCTATTTTATTTACTTTATTTACACAATCATTAGTTTTAGCATCTTGTAATTGTAAATTTTTAATAATATTATCATTATTAGTTTTAGTAACATTAACTATTTCCGTTAATTTATTTTCTACAGATGTAACTTTATTTGTTAAATCTGTTTTTAAATTTTCTATTTCTTGATTGTCTATAGTATTATTATTATTTTTTTTTAATTCAGACATAGATTTTTCTAAAAATTCAATTTTATTTTTAAGATATCCTGAACTCATTTAATAATCTAATATATATTAATATTATTTTTTTATATATAAAAAAAATGATTTAAATTATATATATTTATATACTATTAAGTTAGATATAATGATACAACCTATTAGATGTTTTACTTGTGGTAAAGTAATTGCCGATCAAATTGACTATTATAATAATGAAAAGAAAAAAAAAGAACAAGAAATTAAAACAAAAAAAGATGATGATGTAATAGAACATTTTGATAAATTACACACCAAAGATATTTTAGATAATTTAGGAATAACACGATATTGTTGTAGAAGAATGTTTATTACTGATATTGATTTAATGAATATTATTTAATATTATTTTTCTGTGTATTTTTTAAGAATGGATATAAATCAATTTTTTGATTATAGTTATGTTAATAGATATATTGAAGAAAAAATTGAAGATAAATTTAATATTTTAGAAGAAATAGAAAGTTCTACAAATAATGCTAATGAAAAAAAAGTATATGAATTAAGTGTTCATGAATTATATCAAAATACTATGAAATATTTAGTAAATGTTATAGATGATATTAGTGATTTTTTAAGTATTAATCACAATAATTTAAGTAATCACGAATATCGTAATAAAATATACGGAATATTTTTTAATAGTGATAGAATTTTATATACAGGTATTATTTTAATATTTATTTCATTTATTATTTATTTTCTAGATAATTCAAATGTATAAAAATATAATTTAATTTATTAAGATGAGTGATAAATATAATTATCTATATATATATATATTATTGTTAGCATTAATATATAATATTATAAATAATTTTGATATTAAAACTCTTGTTTCTATTATAATAATCTTTATAGTAGCTTATGTATTTTATATGAAAATTATAAATGATAAAAATAAAAATAAAGCAGAAAAAGAAAATATTGAAAATAATTTAAATAGTAATATAAATAATTTTAATAAAAATAATTCTTTAAATTTAACTTTAAGTAAAATTCCAAATGAATTTAAATATTTATTAAAAGACGAAATACTTACTAAATTAGTATTAGACATACAGTTTATAAAAAAATTTAATAAAAGTTTATATTTAGATATTTTAATACAAATAAATAAAATAATGAAATTTTATATTTACATATTATCTGATATATATGATCCTAAAATATATATCAAAAATATTATGGATTTAAAAAAATCTGTTGTTGAATTATTAGAATCCTCTAAATTAATAATACCACTTAAATACAAACATTTATTAAATCTTAATATGTCCAAAATAATAGATAATACTATAGAATTATTTAAAATTAGAATTACTGATATGTTATCAATTATTACTAATTATTCTAAACATTACAAAAAAGATTATTATATTCAAGATAATATTTATATAGATACATATAACAATGTATCTAATAAAAATGATAACGTGATATTTATTAATTAAATATATGAACTTGTACTATATTTAACACAATCGGGTAAGGGCATATTTTTAAATTCATTAAGTTTTCCTGGATGAGTTAATGGAATACCTAAATCATTATAATTGATATCACTAAACCCTTCTTTTTTAATTTTATTAAAAACAAAAATAATTAATATTAAAAGAATAATAAATATTATGATATTATACTTCATTTCTATATTTTAAGTAAGATATCTATTATTAATATAATCATTATTATAAATAATCCAATAAATACACTTCTTTTTATTTTATCAATATTAGTAGGTATTACATAATTGATATATATAATTATTAATAATAATATAAAATATTTTAGTAATATTTCAATAAATTTACTATTATCTATCATTAATATTCTAAAACTATATAAGATTTTAATATTTAATTTATATATAATGACAACAGTATCGACAAAAGAATGCGATTATTTAGATGAAGATAAACCTATTAAAAATCAAAATTATTGTTTACTTTCTTTCGTAAGTCCTGAAGAAATTTTAGTAAATAAAGAAGCATATTATTTAAAATATTTTTTTGATAAATTTTCAAAAGATATGGATACATTATTTAATGGTCTTAAAACTGTTTTTCCAGATAAAACAGATATGATTGATAACATTAGAGAAGATCATAAATATTTATTTGATTTAAAAGCTCTTGATGAACAATATAAATTTTCAAAATCTGTTAATAATTCAGATGTTGAAAAAGAATTTCATAAGGATAATAATTTTCAAACTACTATTCGTGGTATTAAAGTAAGAGGTGTTTTTGATACTATTGAAGAAGCAAGAAATCGTAGTGAGTTTCTTAAAAAACAAGATAAGGCTCATAATATTTTCATTGGTCAAGTAGGTTGTTGGTGTCCTTTTTCACCCAATCCAGATGAATTAGAAAATCAAGAATATTCAGAAACACAATTAAATACATTGATGAAGGAATATAAAAAGAATATTGATGCGAGAGATGAAGTTTTTGAAAAAAGAAAAATAGATTCTTTAAATAAATCTACATCAAAAATTAGTGAAGAAGATGAGGTTGTAGAAGAATTAAGCAAAGATGTATCGAATATTGATGCTGTATTTACAGAAAAAGATGCGTGGAGTCAAAAACAAGAAAATAAATAAATATTTATAAATAGTAGTATGAAAGCATTTGCTATTTTTTTTCTTTTTTTAGGAATTATTTTAGTTATTCAAGCTTATTATAAAGACAAAACAGCTTGTTCTGTACCAAAAACAATAATTAAATATGTTCCAAGAAATATTTATGAAGAACAATTAAATAGCGAACAAAGATTAGATGAATTTTATAAAGTAATGTTCGATGGTTCAAGAAAAAACAAAAGTTTATTTGATGAACTATTAATTAATAGAGGTATGAATAATAGTGAAGAAACAGATTCTACAACAGAACCTTATAACAGTTTCTATAACAGAACATACAACAGAACATACATTTAAATAAATTCTAAACAGAGTAAAAATAATCTTTTTTTTTTATAAAATATTTATTAGATAATGAGTATTTCTTTAAACAAAATTAATTCTAAATTATATGATTTAATTGATAAATTTAGTTTACAAGAAAGGGATGTTGACGTATTTCAATTTGAAAAAATGATAACAGATTATCATAATAATTTTGAGTTAGTTAATAACGATAAGGATATAAAAAAATTATATTATAATGAAAATTTTGAAATACCAAGAAATTTACAAATAGAACAGTATAATGAATATGTTATGAAAAGACAAAATATTTATAATGAATGGTTAAATGATAAAAATGAAATAAATACAAATAAATTAGCTAATTATGATAAATTTAATTACAAAGTCATACCAGAAATTTACACACATGATATAATTATTAATAATAATTTTGGTACAGTTAAACAAGAACCCACAGTTAAACCTAAAGTTAAAAATAAAATTGAACCTAAAAAAGATGAAGATGGACCTAAAATTCAAGAAAATAAATTAGATAAATGTGATGATAAAAAGAAGGAAGAATGTAAGAAAAAAGGAAAAGAATGTAATCCCGTTACTGGAAGATGTATAATTCCTAAACAAAAAATAAAAGAAAATGAAATAAAAAAAGATGAAAACGGACCAAAGGTTAAACCTAAAATTGAACCTAAAAAAGATGAAGATGGACCTAAAAAAGATGAAGATGAACTTAAAAAAGATGAAAATGAACTTAAAAAAGATGAAGATGAACTTAAAAAAGATGAAAATGAACTTAAAAAAGATGAAAGTGGACCTAAAGTTCAAGAAACTAAATTAGATAAATGTGATGATAAAAAGAAGGAAGAGTGTAAGAAAAAAGGAAAAGAATGTAATCCTGTTACTGGCAGATGTATAATCCCTAAAAAAAAATAATTTATAAATTGCGTTAAATATAATAAATGATAAATGTATGTTATTAATATAAAATGAATAATAGTAATCAAAATACTATGCTAACTTCTTTAAATAATATACAAACTTCAAATAATAATAACAATACACAAGAATTAAATGATCCAGGTGTTACAAATGTATTTAAAAATATTAAAAATCCTCAACAACAAATGCCTCAAAGACAAATGCCTCAACAACAAATGCCTCAAAGACAAATGCCTCAAAGACAAATGCCTCAACAACAAATGCCTCAACAACAAATGCCTCAACAACAAATGCCTCAACAACAAATGCCT